CTGATACTGTCATATCAGCTAAAGTTACTATTCCAGTAATCAAATTAATGGCGGTTGTGTTGTTTCTTATTCTAAAAAAGACCGTTGGATCTACAATTACAGCAGGAGGCTTTATATATACGCTAAATGAGCATGAAGTTGCAGACAGCACAGCATCTTGATAGTTTGTGGTTGTCGCTGTAGATGCGACACTTAGAAGATTGGCGTTACTTGTTCCATCAGGCGCGGTCCCTGCCCCCGTAGTAACTGTTACGTTTGTTTCAATCCAAGGTCGGCTTGAGCCCGCTTGAGCGGTATTTCTAAAGTCCTCGCTGTACGTCAGCAAATTCGTCCGCTGCTCCTCAATCAGCAAGCCCTTAGCGGCTAGCGTCACAGGGTCGTAGTCGAACCGAGGCGTGTTGGTCGTGGCGCTCTGAATGAGGCCGTTGCTGCCCGTGAACGTGGCGGTGGACGCTCGGGTGAAGGTGATGATGTCGCCAAAGGCTTTGCAAACCAGTGCCATGAGTTACTCCCAAACGGTGTATGAGCACGACACGCAGTAAGTGCCGCTCACGAAGTTCAAATCCAACGAGATGTCTGTCAGCGGATCGTCAGACGCAACACCAAACACCAAGTCCAACGTTGGTCCAGAGGTGATCGGCGCCACGGTGGCCGCTACCGCACCTGCAGAGTCATACGGGATGCCGCTGGAAACAACAGACACGGGCTTGTTGCTGATGCACACCCTGTCGCCGCTGATGGGCAAGCCGCTGAGCCACACCACGTTGGCAGGCAGGCCAGAAGACGCATCGACCAGCGCAACCTGGCCAGTGCTTGACATCGGGATGCCTTGATTGAAGAACGTCCCGGCGCTCGTCATCGAACGCGCTGCGCCTTCTTGCGTAAAGCGGATGCCCGCGGAGTAGCGGTCGGTGTCGGTGTTGGCTGACGCATCGAAACGCGCCCGGCCATCAACTATGGGAAACAGGCTCATCTCGTCACCTCATCACTGCACAGGCATCGCGCCCTGCGGCGGCATCGCCACCGGCCCAGCCGGCGGCAGCATCGGGTTGGGCTGCAGCATCGCCTGCATGGCCGCCTGCTGCCCCAACTGCATCTGCATGCCCGCGGCCTCCACGTTGGCCTTCTTGGCCTTGGCCGCGCGCTCAGCCGCACCAGCCTGCTTCTCAGCCACCTCCGCCTCTTGCATCGGGTTTGGCTGTTGAGGCTGGATGCCCTGCTGCTTCAACCCAGTGATGGCTTGATCCAGCACGCTCTCAATCTGCGTGCTGACGCGGAACTTGGACACACTCCACTGCAGCAGGCTCAGCAGCACAGGCGCCGCACCAGGCACGCTCTGCGCCATAGGCGCCACCTGGCTGATGAACGCCCCCAGGCCCTGCATGAACTGCACCGCCGCGTCACGTTCAGCCGCCCAGTCCATCGCGGCCATGCTGTCAGCCTCGATGTTCACCCGGTACTCACTCATCTCCTCGTCCTTCAGGAGCTGGATGGCCTGGCCGGCCAGGGCTGCGTCAGGCGTGCGCTCGATGTTGGAGCGGCGGATGATCGTCTCGGGCTGCCAGTGCTTGCAGATGATCTCGGCCTTGATCCGCAGCGCCTGCGTGATCCAGTCGGCGATGTAGAACTGCATCAGCTGCACGCGCGTCGACCCGAACTGAGCCTTGATCTGCTGCGCCGTGGCCGTCTCGCTGGCCTTGCTCGAGCCGCGCATCACGTCCGAGATGCCCAGCACCTCGTAGATCTGCATCACCTTGTCCTGCCGGTACTGCCGCAGGCGCTCGATCGCGTTGGTGACCTGGTCGATCGGGATCCAGTCCACCTGGCCCTTGATCCCGCCCCGCTCAGCGAACAGTGCCCAGTTGTCCACCGGAATCAGCTGGTTCTCAGCGCCCTGGCTGAACACCCGCTGGATGCCCTCGGCCGACTTGTCATACACGCCGACCACCTTGGCCGCGCGGGTCAGCCAGGTGATGCGGGTGTTGATCTCATCGAGCTCGTTGAACTGGTCCTGCGCAAACACGTAGTCGGCGCGCGGCATGAAATTCGAGCTGGTGACGTTGGCCGCCACCGGCTTGGGGCACGGAAAGAACCCGTCAAGCTGCAGCGGGTCGTCCTTGACGTCCAGGATGACGTCAGAGCCCTTGGCGTACCAGTAGACCTTGCGGTTCTCCTTGCACCAGATCTCGAAGACCTCGGCCTTGCTCCACGGGTCGTGCTTGACCGTCTGGTCGTTGACGTTGGCCTTGGCCTGCGGCGTGCCCAGCGGGATCACCGCAGCGATCTCCTCACCGAACCGCGCCTCGAGCTGGTCCTTGGTCATGTAGACGCGCCGGGCGACCCACCGCACCTCGCCCCAGGTCCTGGCCGGCGACCAGTAGAAGTCCTCCCAGTAGATGTAGTCGCACGGGGCGTCCTCATCCACGATGCGCTCGGCCTCCTGCTCGGGCATGAGCTCCATGCCCGTCATCGGATCAACCTGCGCCGGAATCACATAGGGCTCGGTCTTGACCTCGTAGCGCAGCCAGATCTGCCCCAGCCCCACCACCAGCCAGTCCTCAATGCCCTGGCGCACGTTCGTGTCCCAGTTCGAGGTGTCATCATCGAAGCCGCGGTTCAGAATCCGCTGCAGCATCGTGCCCGCCACCCGCGCCACGTCGTCGTCGTAGTCCTGGAACGTCCTGCTGACGTCAGCCTTGGGCGGCCGGGCGTACAGCATCGACAGCAGCACCTTCATCGTGGACCAGAACAGGTTGACCTTGCTCTCGTCCTTGCCGTACGCGTCACGCTTGTCCAGATAGCGCTGCACGATCCGCCGCGCTTCGTCGTGGAACTTCCTCAGCTCTTGATCAGCGGCCTCGATCTCCGTGCCCCAGCGCTGGGCCATCCCCATCGGGCTGGAATCAAAGTCACTGGCGCTGGTGATCTTGCCTTCGTCCATCACCCAATCCTTTGGTTCGACACAGGCCCGGTGTCCCAGATGTCATCAAGACTGAACGCGTAATGCGCCCCGCCGACGTTGCGGGTTGGCCGGCCGTCATCGTGTTTCGATTTTCCCACCACCGGACGCGCAGCAAGAGCCAGATACCTGAACGCGTCCGCGCCGTGGCTGTGCTGGTCATGCTTGGGCTTGTTGCGGTAGGTCTGCGTCTTCTCATCCCACTCGCGCATGTACGCCCGCAAGTGCTCCAGCCCCTCGTAGGTCGTCTCCTCGTTGAAGTAGCACCGGTTCAGCGTCAGACGCGCCGCCTCGATCCCGTCCTGCAGGCTCATCTCCGGCACCAGGCTCGGCCTGATACCCGCGGCCAGGAACTGCTCGATGATCGACTTGCCCGTCTGCAGACTCTTGGCCTTCGCGTCGTGCGGCAGGTGCACGTTGCCCACCTTGTACGGCCTGCTCTTCACCCAATCGATGTAGTGCTGGATCGGCTGGTTGTCGTTCTCCATGAACTCGACAACCCGATACCCGTCAGGCGTTTCCTGCCAGCCCCACCAGCTGCATGAGTCCGTGTAGCCCAGGTCGGCCACCAGATGCACCGGCATGTCCTGCTGCACCGGGTAGCTGCCGATGCGCTTCAGGTCATAGATCTCGCTGATCTGCTTGGCGTAGTACGCGCCAGGCACCGCCGCATCGAATGAGCACTCGTACTCAACCAGGAACGCGTCCTCGGTCATTTGCGCCTTGGCGTCGCGCAGCTCGTCCGGGTGAATGATTCCTGTCTTACTGGCTGGCAGCTCAATCAGCAGGTGGCTGGCTGGGTTCAGCCGCGCCTCCTCCTTGAGGTTCCAGAACATGTTCTTGCCCGCGGGCGTGCCGGCGAAGATGGCCCAGCCGCGTCTGTCGGACAGGGCCGGGCGCAGGACGGTGTACCAAGCGGATGGCCGGATCTGTCCCACCTCGTCCAGCACCACCCCATCAAAGTACATGCCGCGCAGGGCGTCGTAGTTGTCCGCGCCCGCGACGTAGATCGTGCTCTCGCCCCCGTGGCCGTTGCTGATCGTGATCTTCAGCTCCGACTCATTCGGCGGCTTGGCCCACAAGTCCTTCGTCAGATCCTTCAGGTAGCCCCACGCCACCCGCTTGGCCTGGTCCCGCTGCGGTGCCAGGTACGCGAACTGCGGCTTGGGCAGCGCCGTCTCGAGCGCGCCGATCACCAGGTCCGCGCACATGGCCACCGTCTTGCCCGCGCGGCGGTGCGCAACGACCACCGTCCAGCGCTTGGTCCGGTTGTGCAAGGGCAGGAAAACCTGGCGCGGTTGGTACTCCTGCAGCTTCATGCTTTTTCTAGCCTCTGGATCTCTCTGTTGATGTACCAGGCGGCTTTACGCAGGTCGTCGAGGGGGCTTGCGTGCTTATGGTCGGCGCGCCAGATGTACTTGATGGCGTTGCCGCAGTTGAAGTTGAAGTGCTCGGTGACCTCGATGCACTCGATGCCGCTGCGGTGCTCGGTGTAGTGCGCGGGGTGGTTGATGGGGTCGGGCATGGTGAGGATTGCGCAACGGGGTTTTGGGGGGTACTGAAAAATGGGGTGGGGCCCCTGCTTCAGCGAGGCCCCCACCCCCGGCTCGACGGGGGGATGGGGGTCGGCCCACGCGCCAGGGGCGCGGCCGCCTCGGCAGGGCCTGCGCCCGGGCCCAGGAGCGCCGATCGCGCCCTGCCCCAGGCCACCCTAGCCACCCTGCCCTTCGCGTGCTCCTGAGGCCTTCTGTGCGACTGCTGCCGCCGCCTCTGCCACCGTCGCCGGGGCTGAGTGCTGATCAACAATCTGGTGACTGCCGTCTGATTGCTCAATCAGATCAACGACTTGCGGCGACTGCTCGACCGTTTGTGCCGTGACTGTGCCAATCTGGCGGCCGCCCAACCAGTTGAGGTTGATGCTGATGCCGCCCTGCACGTGCTGCTGGATCTGCAGCGGGATCACCTTGGACACGACGGCCGCGAAGATCTGCCGGTCGCCAATGCTGCCGTTGGCGCGGTCCACCAGCCAGCCGGCCAGGCCCTGCGGGTGGCAGTCGCGGGCTGCGCGCTCGACCGCGTCCTTGAGCGCGACGGTCAGCCGGTTCGGCGTGCCCTTGGCGCGGCCCACTGGCAGGGCCTGCCCGTTGGGCGCCGGCCGCTGCTTTCGGATCTCGCCCGGAATTTTTCCGACTGCCGGCCCCTCAGATTGCTCCTGCGTCATCATGGAGCGATTCTCACACCTTCAACCCCGCTTGAATCTGCGCTCGCATGCGACCGCATCCCCATGGCCTCCCGGCCATGTTACATGCGAGCGCACATGCTGTCGCAGAGGGCAGGCCCCCCACTGGGGTGTGGGGGCCATGCCTGCCCCCATTGCGACCGGATGCGACCGCAGTGCGACCGCAATGCGAGCGCATGCGAGCGCAACCCTCACTCATCGCCCTGCCCCCGCCACATCGCCGCCGCGCCCGAGCCCTGTGCCACGCGCAGCCGGCCCACTTCAGTGAGCTCCAGCCGCTTGTGCTTCTTGCGGCTCTCGTTCAGGTACTCCACCTCCTCGACCAGCCCATCGCGCTGCATGTCTGCGAGCAGGCCGAAGAAGTCGGCGCGCAGCAGCTGTGCTGGGAAGCCCTGCTCATCCCTGAGCATCACGAAGGCGTTGTTGGTGGCCTTGACCGACATCGACAACTTCTGCCCGCGGCTGGCCGCGTCTGACAGCAGTCGCATAACCGCAATGCGGTGCTGTGATCTCACCAACGCACGCGCGGCGGCGTTGCCTGGGACATGCCCGAAGCGCTTGAAGACCTTGGCCGCGCCATCGAACTCCACGCGGATCTCTTCTTGCAGCGGGCCGAGGTTGCACTTCTCATGGCGGATCGTGACCACCTGCTCCTCGCGCACCATGGCCCATCGGCTGCGTGCTGAGTTGTTCCAGGCGGTGGATCCGCTGAAGGTGCTGTTGGTGTCCTGGCCCGCGCCCATGCGCACTGAGGCCTTGTCAACGTGCGCCAGCAGCAGCACCGCAGCGCGGGTGACGTGCGCAATCAGGTTCAGGGCGCGCATGAAGCCTCTGACTGCTGTCCGGTCGTTCTCGTTGTCCGCGAAGACATCGGACGCGTTGTCGATGACGATGACCTCAGCCTTCAGCCTGACGGCCTGGTCAGCCAGCCACTGCATGCGCTCGGTCGGGTGGCCATCGCGCCAGAGCACGCAGTCCTGCTGCGTCAGGTCGTAGACCGTCATGCGGCCGGCCAGGCTGGCCATGGGCACCTGCATGTCCTGGCAGATGTTGGCCACGCGGAAGTGGACGGTGCGCGCTTCATCCTCGCCACTGAGCACCAGCACCCGGCTCGGCTTGGTGGCGATGTCCATGAACTCCTGGCCATGCACCAGCGCCACGCCCAGCTGCAGGCTCAGGTTCGACTTGCCCACACCGCCGTTGGCGGCAAGCAGCGTGACGGTGCCCTCAGGCAGCCAGCCATCCAGGCGCCAGGCAGGAGGCTCAGGCGTCTGGTGCTCGAGCACGCCCCAGTCCATGGGCTGGATGTCACCGTCCTGAACATGTTCTAACGACGTGTTCGTTTCCGGCTCTGTTTTCGACAGGTTGACCGTGATGCTGGGCGGCTTGCGCTCATCCGGCGCGAACTTCTCAGCACTGCGGACGGCCCGCGGAATCTCAGCCCGCCTCGCCTCCCACCTGCGCACCTCCTCCTCGGGCCCTGTTGGCCGCACCGCGTCCATCAGGCTGTAGAGGTGCTCGACGGCAGCACCAGCGAACATGCCGCCGGCCACCAATGACGCTGCCATGCGCGTGAGGCTGTCGTGATAGGCCCGCTCGCTCGGTGCACCGGTCAGGCCTTGCAGGAACTCGCCCGCATGTGTGCCCGTGCCTGCATGCGTTGATGAACGCTCGGCTGTACGCGTGACCGTGGCGCGCATCGCATCCAGGTCAATGCCCACTGCGTCGCACGCGTCGGCCAGGCTCCAGCGCACCTTGGGCTGCCAGGACTCGAGCTGCACCTGCCAGGTGCCGGCCGCTCGAGGCTTGGTGTTGCAGCCCACGGGCAGGCGCCCGTATCGGACCAGGGCATTGCCCGATGCGTCGTTGGATCTGCCCCGGGCGGCCAGCGCTGACATCACGCGGTCGATCAGGGCCTGGTTGGCGGTGTCGGGGTCGGCCGGGTCCAGCAGGATGCCGACCTGGAACTTGCCCGGGCTGGTCTGGATCGCGTAGCTGCAGCCCTTGACGTCATCCATCTGGACGTCGTCCAGCAGCAGCACGGCCAGCCTGACGAAGGCCTCTTTGCGCCTGACGATCTCGCCGTCGTCAGTGGCGCGCAAGACCCCTGTGCAGAAGTAGGTGTTGTCTTGGGTGGCCCTGTCGATGAGGCCAGCCTGGGCAGGAAGCCCTCGGTACGGCCGCCCTGACCAGACGTCGGGCGGTGCTTTGCTCGGGTCACTGCGGAAAGTACATACCCATCCGTGCGTACCCGATGTGAGTTCGCCGAGCAGCTCGGCCAGGAAGTCAGAGTTGGTCATGGTCATGGTGCTGTCCCTGACCATGCTCAGACCTCGACTGCGACAAGCTCCTTGATTTCGATGGTCACGCCCCTGGCGCGTGCCATCTCAAGCAGCTCGGGCCAGTGGCGCTGCGGGATCTGGCCGCCTGTGCCGTCAGGCCGCGGCTGGCACCAGCGCGACAGCGTTGACTTGTCCAGCTTCAGGTGGTGGGCCACATCGGCCTTGCCACCGAGGCGCTCGATGACGCTGAAGGCGGGGTCCATGGTGTGAATCGTCGGTATTGGCATGTTCGCTCCAGGTTGTGAATTGCGCAATCGCAAGAGCTAGTCTATCTTGCGTTTGACGCAACGTAGAGCAGATGTCACCATGCCCGCACCTGGAAATAGCTGCCGAAAAGGCCCCCGAACATGAACACCCAATGGTTCCGCGAACGGTTACAAGACAAGCAACTGTCTCAGCGAAAGTTGGCCAAGATGCTGGATATTGACCCTGCCGCCGTCTCGTTGATGTTCCGCGGACGTCGCAAGATGACGCCACATGATGCGCATCAGATCTCCGTCATCCTGGGGGTGCCGCTCAACGAAGTGATGCGCAACGCCGGCATTGAGGTGACGGAGGACATCCACAACTGCCCCATCGCGGCGCACGTCAATGAGCACGGCGCGGTGACGCTGATGCCTCGAGGCACGCACGACCTGGCGAAGGGCCCGGCCGACTGCCCCGTGGGCACCTACGCTGTGCAGGTGCGCTCGCACGCGTCCATCAAGGACGGCTGGATGCTGTTCGTCACGCCGGCCCAGGTGCCTGCCGACTCCAACCTCGACCAGATGTGCCTGGTGGCCACCGCAGACGGCAAGCAGGTGATGGCGGTCGTGCGCCGCGGCTACCGCAGGGACACCTGCAACCTAGTGCTGTGGCCATCCATGGAGATCCTGTCGGACGCGCAGATCGCCTGGACGTCCACGGTTCTCTGGATCAAGCCGCTCTACTGACCCCCTCCGGCTGACTTGTGCAGGGGCTAATGTCCCTGTATTTTCGTCGGGCTTGTGTTGTGATTGTCTCAATGTGGAGCTAGGATCACACCATCGCAACACGAACCCGAACCAGGAACCCCAACATGCAAGTCACCATCACCCGCCACGACAAGATTGACGGCAGCCATTTGCTTGAAATCACCTGTGGCAATCAGTCGGCGCACATTTGGGTGGCCCCCTGGTATGTGCAGGTGTGCAGCCAAAACGCCTCGCACAAAGTGTGGCGCGGTATGGGCAAGCGGTTTGACAACCTGCAGGCCGCGCTTGCTGGCTACAAGTCGGCCGCCATGCGCTCCATGATCGAAGCTGCCGCCGCGGCCATTTGAGCGCCCACATCACACCGGAGCTCAAACGTGAACGCTTATTTGATCGTAGAGGCCAACAACCCAAAGACCGCCGAATGGTTTTATGCGTATGCGTCTTGGCAGGCGCTGGACGCGGCAGGTCGCGCAGGCTTTGATGAAACGCGAGGGTACGAGGTGGTTTGCACATTGCCGTCAGATGCTGTTTGCATTCCTGGCGACGGCTACCAGTAACTGACTAATTCCGCTGCGGTGGCAGCGGCAAGCCCAGCGGCTTGCCCTTGTCACCCACAACCGGAGCCCGAACGTGAACCACACCACGCGCCGCTTCCCTCGCACTCTCCGCGAGGCATTTCCTCAAGACCGTGAGTGGGCCTACAGCATCGAAAAGCACAAGGCCTCGATGTCTGTGCTCGAAGCCCTGGTGGCCTGGGCGTCTATCACCGGCATGTCCGTGCTGCTGGCCTACGCGGTGGTGGCATGAGCTGCAAGCACTGTTCCGGCCCGTGCGAGCAAGGTCGCAAGCCCTGCCCCGCGCCTGAAGCCTGCGAGCTCTGCAACGACGATGAGCTGTCGTTCCGGTTCCTGGTTGTGGTGGTCGCGGTTGTCACCGTGATCATGGCCCTGGCCACCTTGTTTGCATGAGGTGCCCAGCATGCAACGCCGAACCCTCGGTGACCGACAAGCGCGGCCCGCGCCGGCGCCGGGAGTGCCGCAACGGCCACCGCTTCACGACCAACGAGGCCATCACCAATGGTGTACGCCCCAAGGCCGACGAACCAGCACCTGCCCCGCCTGGTGGCCTTTTGGCACAGGTGTGGCACTCACCCGTTCCCAGCAACAACGAGAAGCCCTGAAGGGCCTGGAAGACGCCCTGTTTTGACCCACGAAAGGAATCACATGGACCTGATTGATCAACTGGCCACCGAATGGGCCATCGCCAAAGAGAAGGAAGACGCCGCCAAGGCCGAGCGCATCGACATCGAGGAGAAGCTCCTCAAGCTGCACCCGGCCAAGGAAGAAGGCAGCGAGTCGTTCAGCACGCCCCGCGGCGCCAAGATCACCCTCACCGGCCGCGTCACCTACAAGGTGGACATCGACAAGCTCACCAGCCTGACCGCAGCATGGCCTGACGACGTGCGCCCGGTCAAGACCAAGATCGAGGCCGATGAGACGCGCCTGAAGGCCATCCGCAACGAAAGCCCCAAGCTCTGGGCGCAGATCGCCGCCGCGGTGGAGACGAAGCCGGCCAAGACCGGCGTCAGCATCAAGTGGAAGGAGTGAGCCGTGGCCTTCAACCTCGCTTCCATTTCCAAGACCAGGCGCCTGCGCGCCCCCAAGGTCGTCATCGCCGGCCCCGGCAAGATCGGCAAGACCACCTTCGCAGCCAGCGCGCCCAACGCGGTTGGCATCCTGACTGAGGACGGCGCCGACGCGGTGGACGCCTCAGCCTTCCCGCTCGCCTCGAGCCTGCAGCAGGTCTACCAGGCCATTGGCACCCTGCTGAAGGAAGAGCACGACTTCAACACCGTGTTCATAGACAGCCTGGACTGGCTCGAGCCCCTGGTGCACGCGCACGTCTGCGAGCAGAACAAGTGGGCCAGCATCGAGGCGCCTGGCTATGGCAAGGGCTACCTGGCCGCGGCTGATGAGTGGCGCACGCTACTCAACGGCCTGGAGGAGCTGCGCCAGCGCCGCAACATGGCCGTGATCCTGATTGCGCACGACAAGATCAAGCGCTTCGAGTCACCGCTGCACGACGGATACGACCAGTACGTGCTGAAGCTGCACGACCGCGCCGCTGCCCTGGTGCAGGAGTGGGCCGACGTCATCGGCTGGGCCAACTACCGCGTGGTCACGACGCAGACCGACGCCGGCTACGGCAACAAGGAAACCAAGGCCCGCACGACGGGCGACCGGATTCTCCATGTCGAACCCCACCCCGCTCACATGGGCGGCAACAGGTTTGGCTTGAAGAACATGCCCCTGTCCTGGGAGGCATTCGCAGCCGCTTTGGCGGCCTCACAAACCTGAACCGAGAAGACCAATGCCCTTGTACGTCATCACCGACACCGCCAACGCGAAGACCCGCCTGGTGGATGCCAAGAACCCTGCCCGCGCTCTGCGCCACGTCACCAGCACGCAATTCGGCATCAAGGCCGCCAGCGCTGGTTTGGTGGCCAAGCTGATGGGCGCCGGCATCCAGCTGGAAACCGTCACCCCTGAATCTCAACCCGAACCACAACCGGAAGGCTACTGAACCATGGCATCCCTAAACTTCAAGGCAAGCGCGATCCAGATCGAGGAGCGCACCACGTCCTACGGCCCGCTGCCTGCGGGTGAGTACGAGATGATGGTGGTCAAGTCCACAACCAAGCCCACTAAGAGTGGCAACGGCTCGTACCTCGAGCTGGAGATGCACATCATCTCGGGTGAGCACACTGGGCGCCGGCACTGGGAGCGTCTGAACCTGGACAACCCGTCACTGCAGACCGTGAAGATCGCGGAGGAGCAGCTGGCGCGCCTGTGCATGGCGCTCGGCCTGGACGAGGTGGACGACAGCGAGCAGATGCACGACAAGGCCTTCGTGGCCGAAGTGGGCATCGACAAGAAGGACGACACCCGCAACGTCATCTGGAACTACCGCGCCATCACCGGCGCGCCCGTCAGCCCGGCCAAGCTCAAGAGCACGCCGCCCCCGCCCGCTGCCGCGCCAGCCAAGTCTGCACGCCCCTGGGGTTGACCATGGCGGCGCTGCCTGAGTCTCCCCACACCACCGCGACGGCCATCGTCAAGTGGTACGAGAGCAAGCCCCAGGAGCACCGGCCGCACATGGGGGCCAGCCTGATTGGCCACCCGTGCGACCGCAACATCTGGATGACCTGGCGCTGGGTGCTCAAGCCCGAGTTCAAGGGCCGCATCCTGCGCCTGTTCAGCACCGGCCAGCGCGAGGAGTCGCGCCTGCTCGAGGAGCTGCGCGGCATCGGTGCCCAGGTCTGGGACGTTGACCCCGAAACAGGCGACCAGTGGCGCGTGAGCGCGCTCAACGGGCACTTTGGCGGCAGCCTGGACGGCATCGCCAAGGGCCTGCCCGAGGGACCGAAGACGCCTGCGGTGCTGGAGTTCAAGACGCACAGCCACAAGTCGTTCACCGAGGTGGTGGCCAAGAAGGTGCAGGCGGCCAAGCCCCAGCACTACGACCAGATGACCGTCTACATGGGCCTGATGGAGCTGACGCGGGCGCTGTATATGGCGGTGGACAAGGACACCGACGACGTCTACGTGGAGTGGGTGGAGTTCGACCAGGCCCGGTTTGACCAGCTGCAGGCCCGCGCCGAGAAGCTCATCGGCATGACGGCGCCGCCTGACGGCATCAGCACCGACCCGAGTCACTGGCAGTGCAAGTTCTGCGGCTTCTACAAGCACTGCCACCAGGGCGTGGCCGCGGAGGCCAACTGCAGGACGTGTTGTCATGCCTCACCCGTTGAGAATGCAGCATGGCGCTGTGACAGTCACAACGAACACCTGATTGTGCAAGAGCAGCGCGAGGGCTGCGAGGACCACCTGATGATCCCCGGCCTGGTGCCCTACGCCGAGCCGGTGGACGGCGGCAGCACCTGGGTGGCCTACCGGCACCGCGAGTCGGGCAAGACGTTCATCAACGGCCCGGCCGACATGCCGCACGACACCACCTACGGCCCGGTGTTCAGCAGCGCTGAGCTGCACCGTTGCCCGGGTGCGGTCCTGCCCGACGCGGTGGAGACGAAGGCTGAGTTCCCGGTCGCCACCGTGGTGTCAGGCAGCGTGACCCCGCGCACGCCGTTCGATGACATGGAGTCGGACGACCTAGACGCGGTGCCGACCAAGCCCGACCACCCGGTCAAGCGCGAGAGCCGCAAGCGCATCGCGGCCAGCATCAAGCAGCTCGAGGCCCTCCAATGATGCGCGGCGTGGCGTCGATCGCGGCCCTGGTGCTGGTCTGGGCCGGGTGCCTGGTGGTGCTGGCCGGGTGCCTGGTGGTGCTGGGCGCGGCCGCCCGCGTGATGTGGTGGCTGCTGGGCCTGGGCTGGGCGGTGCTGTGAGCCCGGAGTTCATTGCACGCCTGCGCAAGCGATCAGACGAGGTGGGCGAATGCTGGGAGTGGTCGGGCGCCATGCAGTCCACGACCGGCATGCCCGTCATTCGGTACGAAGGCCGGGCGCAGCCTACGCGCCGGGCAATCGCCATCGAGCTTGGCCTGTCTCTGGACGGCCGCCTGGCCACCTGCAAGTGCCTGAACATGCGCTGCGTGAACCCAGAGCACATCGTCGTGGTCACGCGCCAGCAGCTGCAGAAGCGCACGGCCAAGTCCACGCAGCTGCACCTGAACCAGGCCCGCTGCCGGAAGCTGGCCCAGAGCGCAAGAAGCAGGGGCAAGCTGACTGAGGCCCAGGTGGCCGAGATTCGCGCCATCGACGGGATGAAGCAGCGGGACATCGCGGCCCTGTACGGCATCACCCAGTCCACGGTGTCGGCCATCCGGCGCGGGGCCAAATGGAAGGACTACGCGAACCCCTTTCTGCAACTCATTGGGATGTCCAAGAAATGAATACGTCTCAGGACTTTGCGAGGTGCGCGTCATCGCACCGTGAAGAGTGCCGCACCTGTGCGCGCAACGAGAAGGTAAACCCGCCCGCGCCTGACGCTACGCGACAGGTGTGGCTGGGTGTGTGGGTGATTGAGGATCAGCGCTGCCCGTCGCGGGTTGCGGTGGAGGTGAAGCAATGAGCAACCTGCGAACCGCCGCCCAACAGGCGCTGGAGGCATTGGAAGAAGCAACGAACTACACCGGCTGTGAAGCATGGTCACCATCTATGACTGACGAATGCCTTGCCGTCGCCGCTGCCCTTAAGGCCGCGCTGGAGCAGCCGGAGCAGGAGCCGGAGGCGTTTATGTACGTTGGCATTAAGCATGACGGCACCACGCACGGCCCGCACCTTGTCTGGAAGCCTGAGTACATGGACGCCATGAGCGCGGAGAAGGGCGTGAAAGCTGTGCCGCTGTACGCCGCGCTGAAGGAGCGCAACGCATGAGCTTCATCATCGGCATCGACCCAGGCGCTGCGGGCGCCGTGGCCATCCTCGAGCCGGACGGCAGCCTGGTGCAGGTGTTCGACATGCCCGCGGTGGAGGTGACGGTGGGCGGCAAGGCCAAGCGCCGCATCAGCCCCGAGATGCTGGCCGCGGAGCTGCGCCTGTACAACGTGCATGCAACGTGCGCATACATCGAGCAGGTGGGCGCCATGCCCGGCCAGGGCGTCAGCAGCATGTTCGCATTCGGTGAGGCTTTTGGCCTGGCCAAGGGCGTGCTGGCCGGGCTCGGCATCCCGGTGCAGTCAGTTCCCCCAGCACGCTGGAAGCGGGCGCTGGGCCTGAACAGCGGCAAGGACGCCGCCCGCGCCAAGGCCGCCGCCACCTGGCCCCAGCAGGCCGGGGAGTTCAAGCGCGTCAAGGACGACGGCAAGGCCGAGGCGGCGCTGATCGCGCTGTGGGGTCTCAAAGGGCCCTAGGGTTTGTCCCTACGCACTTGTGTCGCAGAAATCTGTTGACACCTGGGCTCCACGTTGTGAGAATCTCATCATCACAACGCAACCGGAGCCTAACATGCCAAACCTTAAGACCGTCCTTGCAGAAGCAACCGCCATTGTTCAAAACGGAAATGCGTTTCAGCAGCGCATTGCAGATGGCGGGTACTCATTGCGCGTGCAACGCACACAGCGCCGCTTGAGCAACAAGATCAGCATCGTTACTCATGTCTGGCACCAATCTGCGCCAGGCACCAAAAGTCGGCTTCTGACCAAGCAAGAAGTTCAAGCTCTGATCGCCTGATTCAACGGGCGGCGCTTACTCCCTCAAGCAGCGGCAAAACCGGGGCCGCTGGCCGCCCACCCTACAAAAAAACAACCCCCAAAGGAACCCACGACATGTCCATCAAACTCCGCGGCGACGTCTACTGGCTGGACGTCCAGATCAACGGCCAGCGCATCCGCGAGTCGCTGAAGACGACCGACAAGAAGCAGGCCCAGGCCCTGGCCGACATCCGGCGCGCCGAGCTCTGGCAGGGCCGGCTGCTCAAGGCCAAGCCCAAGAAGACCTTCCGCGAGGCCTGCGCCCGCTGGCTGCTTGAGAAGGCGCACAAGAAGTCCATCAGCGAGGACAAGGACAAGATCAACTACTTCCTGCCGAAGCTGGGCGACCGGCAGCTCGCCAACATCACCCGCGACGACATCGAGCAGATCCTGCCCACCGACGTCAAGCCCGCCACCAGGAACCGCTACCGCGCCCTGATCCGCTCCATGCTGCGCGCCGCCGAGCGCGAGTGGGAGTGGATCGACCGCGCCCCCGTGCTGCGCACCGAGTCCGAACCCAAGCGCCGCGTCGCATTTCTGACACGCGAGCAAGCTGAGGTTTTGATGGCCGCACTTCCAGAAAAGTACCGGACTCCTGTCCGTTTCGCTTTACTCACCGGGTTGAGAAGATCGAATGTATTCAACCTGACCTGGGACAAAGTGGACCTGCAGCGGGGCACAGTCATTGTCGAGGCAGATGAGGCCAAGGCCGGCCAGCGCATCCTGGTGCCGCTGAACACCGCCGCCCGCGAGATCCTGAAGGCCCTGCCAGAGCCGCATGAGGGCCGCGTCTGGGGAGACGTCACCCGAGTGTGGTGCAACACCTGGAAGGCTAGCTGCACGCGCGCTGGCGTGCCCTGGCTGCGTTTCCATGACCTGCGCCACACCTGGGCGAGCTGGCACGCGATGGCCGGCACCCCGTTGTCGGTGCTGCAGGAGCTGGGCGGATGGCACTCGCCGCAGATGGTGCAGCGATATGCTCACCTCTCCCCGGAACACCTGGCAGCAGCCGCAGAAAGGGTCAGCCTGTGACCGACAACTTCCGCAAGCTCATCGAGGGCGCCCAGGCCCTCGAGACGCGCCTACGGCAGGACTACGAGGATTCGCTGGATCACGTGGCCCTGCCCGGCACGCGGGTCTGGGTGCTGCACGACGGCCGCCGCGGCTGGATGCACGGGGAGTCGGGCACGGTCGTCTCTACCGATGAGGATTGGGCCTGGGTCAACTTCCCCAGCGGCATCAAGCGCTTCATGCTCAAGCGCCTGTCGCGCGCGCCAGACGGCATGGATTGCTGGACCGCGGCACTCAAGTCAGCCCTGAAGGCTGCGCCCTTCTGAGAGGGGGATGGGGTGGCTGATGGGGCTCGAACCCACGACCGCTGGAATCACAATCCAGAGCTCTACCAACTGAGCTACAGCCACCACTGAAGGTGAGAATGGCACAAAAATGGCACAAACTCACCGAGAACCGCTCAACATTCCTTCAAAATCAACAACTTAGCGGTGGCAAGTACCAGAATCACAAAACGCTCGGTCAGTATATCCCCCTCTGTGAGCAAATCTCAGCGATGAGTCAGGAGGGCTTGTGTCACGAAAACTTGGCACAAAAATGGCACAGCGCTTTTCAGCGCTTGGCGGCCAGCAGATCTGTCTTCGCAGCTGACCCGGCAGAGCTGCCGAAATAGTAGGCCACCACGCTGGCCCAGGCGCCGCCCAGCGCGCCCAGCATCACCAGCAGGGCATCGCCGCCCGTCTCAGGCTTGCCCTGTGTCAACAGCCAGCCCAGCACGCCGAAGAAGCCGCCTGTGATGCCCACGGCCAGCAGGCGAGGTGTCCAGATGTCTCCGGTGGCCGCCTCGCGCTTGCGGGCGCCGTCGCGGTCGGCCTGGTGGACGCGCTCCAGGTCAATATCCAGCTCGCGCATTCGCACCTGGAAGGCCTGCTCGGCCGCCTTCATCTTCACCAGCGCCTCAGCGCCGCCCGCAGTGACTGCCTGTGCAAGCTCCCCCTCGGACGCGTCAGGCCGGCCCAGGAGCGCGTCAGACAGCGCGGCTGCGGCTACCCCAGCCAGAGGCCCGCCAAGG